TATAGAACCCAGCATCAATAACATAAGCACCTCCTTGTGCATTTACAGTTGCTGTGGTACTATCTATTTTAACATAAGTAAAGGATTGTTGACCAGATGGATCAAAATTTATTATTGGGCTATTACTAATAACCCAATATCCTACATAATTACCCCAAGTAAATGGCTGTCCAAGTTGACAATATACTAAATTATAAGCTAACATAGTAGGACTTGGTGAATCTACTCTAAAACCACTCCAAGGACCATTATTACATAAATCCTCTAAACTAAGTTGACCATTACCCGCTATATACCATTGTCCCTGCATGTTGGTGCAAATACCTCCTGTTGATGGTGTTGGGAATGGGGTTTTAGTTGGTGTAATAGTTGGTGTTATACTAATTGTTCTAGTTCTAGTAGGTGTTGGTGATTTTGATGGTGTACCTGTTCTTGATACTGTTCTTGTTCTTGACATTGTTCTTGAACGTGTTGGAGTAGCAGATATTGGTCTACTAGTTGACACAGAAATTGTTGGAGTTGGTGAAGCTCCAGGAGAACTAGTTATAGAAATAGTAGGTGTTATTGATGGTGTTATAGATTTTGAAACAGTTATACTTCGTGTTACCGTTGGTGTTTGGCTAATACTTGGAGTATTTGATGGTGTAATAGATGGTGTTACTGATGGTGTTCTGGTTGGACTGTTTGTTGGGGTTGCAGATGGTGTTCTTGTTGGTAGTGGTTTTGGTTCATCATTACCTACAAGTGACATTGGGTTTAAAGTATGAATATCAAATTTAGATTCTGATAGTACAACTTTCCAATATCTAAATTCTTGGAACGAACCACTAAATGTAATATATTTTGGAGCTAAAACATCTCCTAAACCAGATCCTCCTAAATAAGCATACATAGGAGGTCTTTGATAATTGTCATATAAACTATCTGCACCATCCCATATATCTATTATACCATCATATCCATAAAATTCTTCTAAATCCCATTGGGTAAAATTATTCCAAGAAGCATTATAAGATTCAGAGGTTGAACCTGATATGAATACACTTGATGAACCTTGATATCCTAGTACTTTTCCACTATTACCATCGTAAATAGAATTTTTAGCATATAGCCAATATCTATTGTCTGATCCTGTGTTTGATAATCTTAACCCTCCTGTTTCTCTTTGTAGCATTACATTCCACCACCCACCATCAAAAAATGGTAAATACATTGGAGATGATGTTATATAACCTTGTGCTCCCGACATAAATAAGCGCATTTCCCCATATTTTTCGTGCTGTTTATTTAATGTATCACTACCATAACTTGAGTTAGAAGCTGATGAATAAAATAATTGAACTCCAAAATTAACAGCTTGGGTTAATGGAGATCCTGAGAGTGGGTAATTTACTTGAAATAAAGATTGTGAATATTGATCATCATAGGGGGTTCCTGGGGTTTGAAATCTAAATTCAATAGTATCAGGAACTATATCTGTTGCTCCTCCATCATATAAACTTTGGCTATTATTATTATCAAATACAGTACCTTCCTGGTCATATCTAGGTTCTTCAACAGGTACAATTGGTTGCCAGTGTAAATTTACTGAACCAAAAGGTGAATTATAATAAGATCCATTATTATCATATTCAGCATCACTATCATAAAGCATACTTCCTGAGAATGCTGTATTAAAAGCATAGCTAAATCTGCTTCCGAATTGTTTGATTAAATCAGTATCCTTTTTATTATATCCACCAAATTCTCTGATTTTGATTACAGTATCAGGAATACCAAAACAATTTAATAGTGCTCTTAATCCTGTTTTTGTACCTCTAGATTTTAATAAAAATGGAAGGTTATGATAAATTCTTTTATATATTTCTTTTGTAATAGTATCTTGTGGAATTGTTTGAACTGATTCTGTTACATAAGTTTCAATTCTTAAAGAACCTGTACTTGGAAGTAAAGATCCTGAAGGGGTAATTCCAAAGAAAGCACTATATATGTCTGCACTACTTCTACTGTTAGTATATAATTTAATACCAAAGTTTCTTAAAGTTTCAGCAACTAAATCTTTACTAATACCAAAATTAGGTCGGTTATCGGCATCTCTTAAATCTGTAATAGCCTTTTGATAAGTCCATAAAGTATCATAATGTTGACCTAATAAACCACAAAATAATTCTAATTTATCGTTTTGGGGATCTTCTTGGATATAATCTGGTAAGGTATTCCAAACATAATTTCTGTTTAAATTATCATAAACAGAAGCTGAATTAATCATACCTCCATAATACTGATTACTATAGTCTAAACTACCATACCATTCTTGGGCTATAATGCTATTTACAGGAGCATTTACATAAGGTTGATATAATGAAGCTGATGTTGGGGAAGAACCATATGGGGCATTTGAATATCCAACCCAAGCATAAGTTCCAGCATCTTCAACTTTTGGCCAAGCTGTTGATTCTGATGAATAATAAAGATAATAATCATATTCATCAAATTTATCTATAATAGTATCTATTTTATCTTTTAAAACAGCTTTACTTGAAGATATATAAGTATCACTTGCTAAAGGGTTTAAAGCATTTAATGAACCTAAATCCCTAGTAAACCCTTGAATTAACCCTAATTTATATTTAAAATTTTCTAATCTTTGACGTGCAGAAGAAAAGTGAATAAAATTATTAAAATCTGAAAAATCAATATTTACTTCAACAGCACTCTCTGAAAGGAAAGATGTTAATTGTTGGTAAGAAGAACTTACTGTAGTATCTAATAAGTTAGATATATTAAAATAAGGTGTTGTTAAACCCCCAATTTGATTTAATTCAATATTAGTATTAGGACCTCTTAAATAGTTAACAGTTTCTGCTGTTTCTTCTTCTTCAGAAATAAATTTAGAACTATAATTAAAAGAATAAGGTTCTGAAAGTTCTTCAGCTAACCATAAAGTATCTTTTATTCCAAAATTTCCTGGGAGAGGTTCATATAACTTAATAAATAAACTAGACTCATTAGGGTTATCCGTTTTAACAAGCATGTTAACCCCAATAAAAACATTATTATCTCCAAAATTTAATACAAAATCTGAGTAATAACTTTTTTGGGCTCTATTAGTTATGTAATCTAGGTATTTTCTAGATAAGGTTTCATAATCAATTCCTAAAGATGTTATTTTTAATTCTGTTCTGTCTTGGGAAATATCAGAAATAAAAAATCTTGTTGTACTATTACTTCCTAGAATATCAGTATAAAAATAATAGTTTATCTTAAATTCTCCATAATTATATCCTTGATCTTGAACATACCGTTCAGGATCAACAAATATATCATTATATAAACCATCTTGAGAACTATCCCCTAATTGATATTGTTTATAATTGTAATCTGAGGCTATTAAGTCCTGGTCAGAATTATAAAGATGAACTTCTATTCTGTCCCCAGGAGACCCAAATACTTTCTCAAAGGTTCTTTTAGTTATTAAATTAGAATCTTTAAAAGAATAATCTTGAGAAATAAACGGGGTTGATTTTAAAACACTTATTTTTTCCATTTTTAATTATCTTCAGCTGTGTCTGGCTCAGTTACTTCAAGAAGGGCACGTTGGTTTTCTAACAATTCCATTCTTAATTCATTAATTTCATTTAGCAATAACTCTACTTCTTCAGAAGTACTTTCAACTCCAACATATTCAGAACTTCTTCTAATTAATTCTTTATGAGAATATTCTCCCTCAATAGGGAGTTCATAAAATCTATCATCATAAATTTGAAAAAATTCTTCTGGGGTAACAAAACCAACTTCATCTGAGTCTACTTCAGATTGGATTAATTGTGAGAATTGAGTATTAATTACTTTTGGGTATGTGTTTTTCCCAAACCCTATTTTTTTTAATTCCAGTTTTTGTGCCATTATCTTACTAATTTAAAATAATTAGATTTATCATCTAATACTATAGTTTCATCTTCAACAATAGTCTTAATTACAATTTGATAATATCTTTCTGGTTCTAGACCATCCATATATAAAGTAAAGTAATTTTCATTATCGTTAGCACTTAGTTTAGTAAACTCTGTATCAAAATCTATTACCATTTCTTCTGTTTTAGCGTCTTTAAGACCCCAATATGAAGAAGTTGGTAGTATTTTAGTGTTTAAATATACGGAAGTAGTTTGGAAAGCCCTAGTAGGGAATGTATCTCTTGTTTTTATTTTAAATTTATAGATACTACTATCTTCAAACTCAGCTTTTAAATTTGTAATTTTAGCCACAAACTCACTAGAGGTAACTATAGTTGCAGTTGAATTAAAATCAGAATCATCCCATTTAATTTCTAATGTTGGGGGATAAATTGTATGAGTATCAACTGAAAAGTATTTTAATAATGTTAAATTTTCGGTTGTTTCAGTAGCTTCATCTAATTTTAGAATAAACCCATCATTGGCAATAGTACCACTTTCCCACATTAAAATATGTGGTTTAACATTTAAGTTTATATCTTTATTACTTGTATATGTAAAATTTTGGGATGAAGTTGGAACTAAACCGGTACCACTATAATACCAAGTACCCCCTCCAGCTATACTTGAAGAAAATGAAGCAGTTACAAAAGGTTCATACCCTGATGTTGCCCATGGTAATGATCCGCTTTGTTGGGTAAATTGCCAAGAAACTCCATTTGTAGTTTTAGGTATATCATGACTTCTACCTGTTCCCATATTCCAGCTTTGAGAAACAGCAGCACAAAATATATTGTAATCTAAAGGAATTCCTTCAGCTTCAGCTAAAAATAATCTTAATGAAGCAGAAAAATCATTATTTCCTACTCTATTAGTTAAAATATCACTAATTTCTGCAGAATTAAATTTAATTAAGGATCTTTTAAATGCTGGGAGAGTTCCTTGAGCAGAAGCAGCAAAGCTTGAAGTACCATTATAAGTACCTATTTCCAATATTTCATCTCTACCTTGATTTTGTGTTGGGTAGTTAGAAACTATTGTTGCGTCTTTATCAGGAAATAATTTATATATTGCCATTTTATAATATTATAATGATACTATTCTTCCTTGTAAATCAGTATTTGGGTATTTAACTTCAAAAATACTAGGATCCAAAGAAGGATATATTACTTGTTTTATTGTTGCTGCATTCATATCATATGCAAATTGGGAATAATTTTCCCCATATTTGTTTATAAACTCTACATTTTCAACTGTTTGAACTCCTTCTACTTTATCTAAAAGAGTATAAACATCTCTTATTAAAATAGGTTGATTTATTTGCCATTTATTAATATTAAAATAATCTTTTAAAGATTGTAAACATCTATTAATTACAGAAGTTGTACTATAATCAGGTCTTGGAATAATTTCAAAATTAACTCCAATATTAATAATAAAAGCATCTTTAATATTAACAGCATCAGTTAACATTCTATATTCAGAAAGGAATGTTTCTAAATTTTGCTTTAATGCGGGGTTGGCTGTAGATAAAGTACCTGTTGTGTCTTCAGATAAGATATATAAAGCCATATTACTATAATTGTTATTATAAATGTTATCGTTTCTAAAGTTAGTTTTAATATTATCTTCAGGAACTATATATGCTTTAGATATTTTACCATATCTGGAAGGTAAAGAATAACATCTAATAATGTAATCTTCTCTTGTTACTGTTCTTAACTGTGTTGGGTAAGATGCAAGAGCATTTTGTCTAATTTGTTCATTAGTATCTCCAGCTCCTCCTCCTGAAGCAGGTCCAGGGTTATTAAAAGCTAAGGATTCTAAAACTGCTGTAGATAAAGTACCATTAAGGTTATTACCGTATAAACTTATAGACCCAGTGTGGAATGTAGTTAATTTATTAGAGGATACATTTGAAGCTGCTCCACCTCCTACAACATACTCTACAGTTAATGTTGTATTAGCCGGAGATAATCCATAAGTTTGAGTATATAAAAAGTTTGAAGGATCCCAAGCTGTTGTTAATTTATCTTGACCATAAGGTAAACCTAATCCTACTTCATCAGGGTTGGGGATGATAACTTCATCTGGGTTATCTGATACTCCAGGACCAAATTGTAATTGTAGAGTATTATCTGATCTAAATCTTGAAACAAATCTTTGAGGTACTTTTTTTATTTTTAAAAGATAAGGTACAGTCTCATTATATTGAGATAAATTTGGGTCGTTTGTAGCTATATTTTCTACTTCATCAAAAATAGTTTCTTGTGCTAAATAAGGTACTTCGTACCATCTAGTATTTTCACTATCTGTTACTTTTATAATTCTAATTATATTAGTATCATCTATTTCAACTGTAGCAAATCGTTCTGCTGTACCAAAATCAAATGTTTGTGTTTTTACTTTTCCTGCTGAAGCTAATGCTTGTTTTTTTAAAAGATAAAAAGCAGGTAAGTTATCACTATCTAAAGAGTAAACAGAAATATTTGTTGGATCGTTAGAACCAGAAATTGTAAAATCCACATTTTTATTTAGATAAAAAAATATATCTGTATTATCTGTGGCTCTAACTTGTGCTCCATCTTCTATTTGTAAAGCATAATTAAAGTTAGGTTCAATAAATCCATTAACATCAGTTGAGGGAACAACTTGATATACATCTAAACTAACAGTAGAAGCTCTAGTTACTTTTGGTCTATACCCATAATTGTATGCTAAAGTAAGTAAGTTATTTCTTTGTTTAGCATATTGTAGGAAGTTTTCCTGAATTTGGTTTTCAGTATAAAAATTTAAAACGTCACCAACATATGATGCCATTTCAATTAGCATCAAACCTGGGGATGCTTCGTTGAAATCTGTATAAGTATCAGGATAATAGGTTTCAGCAAACTCAATTAACCTTTGTTTGAGTGCATCAAAATCCTTATTTAGATATTGTATTTTTTTAGATTGTTGAGACATTTGTAAATGTTATTGTTATTTCATCAGTTATATTAGTACTTATTAAAGAATATTTAAAATTTATAAGTGCTGTGTTTTCATCTTCCCTAAACCCTACATTTATTTCCTTAATTTCTACTTGTGGAAAATAATTTTCTATTCCTTCTTCTATATAATTTCTTATACTAGCTTGATTTTCTTCAGTAAGAGGTTCAAATAATAAATTTCTTAAACCAGATCCAAAACTAGGTTTAAATATTCTTTCTCTTTGGGCAGTTAAAAAGAAATTTAATAAATTAGCTCTAACAGCATCTTTAGTTAAATAGGTAGTATTAATCCCAGTATTCCCGTCAAATGGAATACCTAACCCTATTCCCCTATTAGGGAATAAGTCTGATTGAGTTTTTCCTACAAAATTATATCTTGCCATTATAATTTACCTTTTTCTTTTAAATTATTCATTAGTCCAGAAAAATCAGGAACAGCATCAATACTTACTTGAGTAACATCTGTTGCTCTTTTTCCTTGTATCATTTGATCTACTGAGCTAACTACGGGTGTAGCTGCTCCAGCCATAGGACCTCCTCCAGACCAACCAACTGCGTCTTGGGCATTAAAAGTTCCTCCATTTATATTTCTCCATGCTCCTGAAGCTGCTGTT